CAGGTACTGACCTAAAAATGGGAAATGATATAGTCTCCCCAGGCACTACTGAAATTAAAGAAGTTTCTTCACCTTCAATAGATTTAAGCCCGTTAGTAGAACAAATGAATACAATGAATGCTACTTTAAATGCTCTTTTAAATAAAGAAGGTACTGTTACCTTAGATGGTACAAAAGTAGGTACTGCTTTAACAGTCGGTTCTTATAAATTGCAATAATTTCTAATATTTATAAATAAAAAATCATGGCACTATTAGACAAATACAACAAAAATACTTCTACATTATCGGGTCCCCAATCCCCAACTGTTCCCGTAGGAGCAACAGCCGAATCTAAATTACACGATCAATATTCTTTAAATGGAAATCCTAAATTAAAGAATAAACCATCTCCTTCTATTTTAGATTTAAATGGAGCAACTCCTAAGGACACTTATAGAAATACTGCACCTGAAGGTAGATCATTTTAATAAATGCCTTTAATTGATCTTAAAACAGATCTTAAGTCCTTAAAATATGGACTTGACAGACGTGGAAGAGGAAGTAGTAGAGAACCCTTTATTACTAAAACTATTCCCGAAGGGGATACTCCTGGTGCTACAAGAGATGTGTTATTAAGACAAGGAACTATTCAATCGGGCATAGATGATACTTCTAGATTAACTCAATTATTATTTTCTACTACTAGAGGTTTAACATTTACATCAAATCAAAATCTTTTATCTAGATTATCTGTAAAAACTGAAGCCTCTTTGGGTCCTGCTTATGGAGGAGGAGCTGTAAACCAAGGTATTTATTTACCTACTTCTACTATAGCTCAAGCTCCTGTAAATGCTTTAGGTACTCATTTGAATTTATTAGGATTAAACCCATCATCCCCTATAGCAGGAGTTACTGAAGGTGGTCTTTTTCAAGGTATTGGGGGTTTAATAAGGTATGAACAAGCTGCTAAAGATTTTAATCAGGTAGGATTAAATAGATTAGTTGGTCTCAAAAGAAATAAAATAGATTTACTTCCTAATTCTACAGAATTACTTTCTTATGGTGGGGGTCCTGGAGCACCTGTAGGAATAGGTAGAACAACAATTAAACGTACTTCAAATACTACAGGAATTAATCCCTATGGTAATCCTATAGGGGGGTATAAACTTCTTTCAAAAACTCAAGTAAGTCTTTCAAAAACTTCTTTGGATTTAAATAATTTACTAGGAGTTTCTAATCAACTTATTCCTAATTCTGGTTTAAATAATGTTTTAGGTTTTGCAGTAAACCCTAATACTCAAACTTTTGGAGCAAAATCCAATAATAAAACAGTAACTTTAAGAACAGCTTATAATAAAGGTACAAATGCCTCTTCTATTCAAAAATATAATCCTAACCCTAAGTATACAACTACATCTTTTAAAGCAGGAAGTGATATATCTGAAGATAAATTTAATAAATTAAATACAGAATTGCTAAATAATTCTGAAATAAGAGAAGAGACCCCAGACTCACAATTATTTAAATTTTATTTAAATCTTATAAATGCTAATAACCCCGGAACTAATCAATATCTTTATTGGCAAGCTTATATAGATACCTTTAATGATCAAATAGGAGCAGATTATGATCCATACAATTACGTAGGAAGAGGTTATCCCCTCTACAAATATAAGGGGTTTAAAAGAAGTATAGGATTAGATTTTACTATAGTAGCTCATACCCCAACTCAAATACTTCCTATTTACCAAAAATTAAATTCTCTTATTCAAAATATGGCACCTAATTACAGTGGTGCCGGTTATTTACGTGGGAATTTTGTTAAATTAACAATTGGAGATTATCTTGATAATGTCCCGGGCATTGTAACAGGTTTTTCACTTAACCCAATATTTGAAGCAGGATTTGAATTATCATCTGGAAGACAATTGCCTAAAGCTATTAAAGTAAGTGGGTTTAATTTCACTCCTATTGCAGATAATGATAATGGACTTATAAAAAGTGATTCTAATTTTATTTTAAATAAAATCTCATCTCTTAGGGGAGCAGCAGATGTTGATCCTACTCTAGGAGACCCTGGTACAGAATTAGATATTTCAGATTTTGATAACTTTGCTTAATGAATCGCTATAGCAACATACCAATATTCAAAACCCCCAAAGGTAAAAGATACTACGCTAATGTAAGGTATCCTGAAATTCCTTTTAGTAATAATGATTTTTACATTGTAGCCCAAGAAGGAGATAGATTTGATCTATTAGCTTATCGTTATTACAATGACGCTACCTTGTGGTGGATTATACCTGCTGCTAACCCCAGATTTAAGTTAAATAGTCTTTACCCTACATTAGGACACCAAATTAGAATCCCAGCTAATGTATCAGATATAATATCAAATTTTGAATCTTTAAATCAATAAGTTATGGGAAAAATAATAGGAGAAAGTTTTGATCCATATGTAGCTAAACAAATAGAAGTAAGACAGAGAAAATTAGGTGCTACAACTCGTGACGCCGATGTTCTTACTTATACTACAAGCAAAACAAGTTGGCTTCGTCTTACATCTGGTGTTAACGTAGATCAAACTAAATTAACCGAATTAGGCAGATCCAATCAAACCTTAACAAAAAATTTATTAGCTGAAAGTTATGTTTTGTTTGGAGCCGCTAATAATGTTAGTAAAAGCCCCGAACCTAAAGGTGGTTTTTTAGATTCTTATTCTAATTTATTAACTCAAAACGCTGCATACGGATTTAATTCTACTCAAGATTATGGAGCCGTACCCCTTCCTGGAATTGAATCAGCTGAAATTGTTCCTAAAAACAGGGGTTCATTAAGGGAAGCAAATATTACAATTAAAGCTTTTAATAGAGAACAATTTAATATTATTGAAACTCTATATATGAGGTTAAAGTATTCAATATTGTTAGAGTGGGGTCATGCCATATATTTTGATAATAAAGAAACCTTAATAACCCGCCCTACTGATAGAGTTTATAAGGAATTTCTTAGTACAAAACCTATTAGACTTCAAGAAGGTCAACTTCTTTTAGACGAAATAGGCCCTAGTGCTAATTTAGATACATTTGCTGTAGGCAATGTTGATGAGAATGCTAACCAAAATAAAATCTTAAAACTAATAAAAAATCAAAGAGTAAAAAGTAATGGAAATTACGATGGTTTTTTAGGATGGGTTACTAATTTTTCTTGGGAATTATCCCCACATGGAGTTTATACAATAAGTCTAAAAGCTATAAGTTATGGAGATATAATTGAATCTTTATCTATAACTAAACCTTCTATTCTATCACCTAAAGATAAAAAAGAAGATGAAGAAGAACAAGGTTCCCCTTTAGAATTTTTATTAAAAAGATTTAAAGATCTTTTAAATAGAAGTGCTTATCTTCCTGTTCACCATACTAGAGTAAAAGATTTTGCTGACAACGTTAGTTTTTTAGAATCCATTAATCCTTTTGGAGGAGAATTTAAAAGAATAGCACGTTATGTTGATGGAGCCGAACTTGATGAAACTTTTATTAAGTTTTTAATGGGATTTCAAGGAGTTTTTTATCAACCCCCCTCTGATCTTAATTTTACTACTCAAAAGGAATTACTTTATTCTGAAACTAGGTGGATAGCTTTTGAAGGAGATAAAAATAAAGACCAATATTATATAAAATTAGGATCTCTTTTAAGAATAATTAATAATTTTTTTCTAATATATGATTATTCAAACCCTGCTAATCCTCCTTTATCTTCTATTGATTACGATTATGATTCTACTTTTTGTTCAATTCCTAAAAATATAGTATCTACAGATCCCCTTACTTGTATTATTCCTTCTAATATTTCTTTTACAAGAGCAAAGCTCATAACAGGATATACAACTGTATTTTCTGAAACTGAAGTTGAAGAAATTAACTTAAAAAGACTTAATAGTTATACAGGAACTGACTTTTTAGATAATAGTGATGAAAATAAGGCAAAACCTCTTCACATTCATGTAAATTTTGATTTTATTATTGCCCAATTAAAAAATAATTTGGATGAAAATGGAGATTTAGCTTTATATGATTTTTTAAGTAGTATTTTAAAAGGAATCAACACAGCTTTAGCGGGAACTATAGATTTAGGAGTTTATTATGATGAAGAAACTAATGTTTATTCTATTATAGATAATAATCCCCCTATAAAACCTTTTACTAAATCAAAATCTCCTAACCCTACTGAAATTAATGTAAAAGGGATTCGAAATAATTTTGGAAGTTTTGCTAAATCTTTTTCTATTAAATCCGAAATTTCTAATAAATTTGCAACCCAAATAGCTATTGGTGCTCAAGCTAGTAATACTAGTTTAGGATCTAACTCAATAGCTTTTAATAAATGGAATGAAGGTTTAGAAGATAGAATAATATTTAAAAAATCATATTCTACTAATCCTATTACTACTGCTAATACTTCCGCAACAAGCCCTGTAGATGAAGCAAATGTTATAGTGTATGTTCAAAAATTAAACACTTTTATTCAATTACCAAAATTAGAAGATCTTAAATCCCATGTAGTCAACTACCTCAAAATTGAAAGAGATATAGAAGTACAAAAAGGTAATTTACTATCTAAATCATTTATTCCCATCTCTCTTAACTTAGAATTAGATGGTCTTTCAGGTATAAAATTATTCCAAAAATATACTATAAACGATGAAATTCTTCCTAAAAACTATAAAAATAGCATAGAATTTCTTACTAAAGGACTCCGCCATTCTATTGATCAATCAGGTTGGACTACTTCAATAGAAGGTTTATCAATACCTAAACAAAAGTAATATTTATTAATATGCCCTATGTTCCTAAGAGTAGAATACAACCTAATTTATATACTGCTGGAAAGGAGTATGTAATAGAGTCAACTCTAGAACCTTACGTAGGATATTATTATAAAACTTATACAGGGAGATTATTTACAGGTAAAAATCCTGATGATAAGCCTAATAAAACTTTAATCTTACGCCCAGAAAAAACTCAAGCTAACCAATCTCAAGTTTACATTAAGGATGGGGTTGAAAATGAAATTTATAAACAAATAAAAGGAATTCAAGGAAATAATTTAAGAAATTCTCCTCAATTATTTTATACTCAACCAACAGAAGATGACTATAATTTAGGTGAATTCCAAAGGTTTTTTTGTAAGAAAAGAAGTGAATTTATTTATTTAGAGATTTCCCAAACCGACTACAATAATCTAGTTCAAAATTCTTCTACTATAGATTTCCAAAATTGGGTTCCTTTTAATATACCATGGACTTTAACAGGTAATAGAAATGAAGTATATGATACCAATCGTAGTATAGTATTATTAAAAGAAAAAAATGAAAGATTTTATGGTTTTGGAAAATATCTTCAAGAAGATTATCTAAAATATTATTTTGTAGCTAAAATAGAAGAAAATTTAGAAACAGATGGGACTGAATTCCAAAACCAAAGAACAGGTAAACCCTATATAGGTAAATACCACATTCACCCAGAAAAGGGTCCTATGGTTGGTGCAAAACATATAGAAAAATACCACGATTACTTAGTTCCTATAAATAAGGTAGTATCTAACAATGAAATATATTCACCTAGTATACAAATAAATATAGGATCTAGTGGCGGTTACTAAAAATTATTTTATAAATCTTGAATATTTATAAAACGAAGAACCACTAGTTTATGGCACAAAAATTTTTAATAGATAGAGATTTAGGGGATTTTTGTATCCCTTTTAAAGTATCAAGTGCTTCTACGGTTCCTAAATCAGGAAAACTTAGTTTTTATAGTGGATTTGATGTTCGTCATATTACAAAAGTCGACATTAGTACATTTGATCTTAATAATAACAATATATTAAGATATTTAACGGGAAGTAGTAAAGGTAATATATTAATCCATTCAAAAGAACTTCCTACTTCATATGCTGTTTTTTCATATTATACAGTAACTGAAAATACTAATCACATATCTCTTCAACTTGAATCTGGGATTTATTCGGGTTCAATTGCTTTTTCTGAACATTTACCTTTTTCTAAGGAAGATGAAGTTTGCATCGTATTAGATTACAATGATGGTGCAGGTGGAGGTGGGGGTGGTACTAATGGAACGTCAGGTTCTAGTGGTACATCGGGTTCTTCTGGTACTTCAGGTAATGGTACCTCCGGCTCTTCAGGAACTTCTGGTGTAGCTGGTACTTCGGGTTCATCAGGT